TTTTTTTACGCAGAAAACGCAGTTACCCAAATGCTCAGGTAAATCTAGATCGAAAGGTTGTTCAGCCCACCAGTCAAGAATGTCTTGTTTNTCAACTTCGCTGATATCAGCAAGATATGAAACACCCTCACGCTCTTTTAATCGCTTTGGCTCATCAGCTCTAATGCCTANCCATGTGTGGTACTCACCGTAAGTCTCTTTACAGTAACGAGTGAAAACCTCTGTTTTCATCGTTCGAGTACAAAAAGCACCATGTACATACGGAGTGCCGTATTTACTGCAAGCATCTATCCACGGTTGTAAGTCGTGCCTAATGTCATCAACTGAAATAACTTTGTAGGTGTTGGCTTTTCCAAGTTCCGGATCAATAACAAGTCGCAGGCAAACAAGGTCAATATTCCAGTTTTTGGCAACATTGCGGATAAATTCATAGGTTTTAGGGTGTTCCGCACCCGTATCCATAAAGACATGTTTTATTGTTAAATTTTCTTTAGCGGCTTTTCGTTCTAGTAAATGGACCATAAACGCTGAAGTGCGACCACCAGAGAAACTAGACACATGGATCATTAGGTAGCACCTCGCTGCTGGTGGGCTTTCGCAAACATACGAATCCGCTTATAACGCTGNTGAACATTGAAATGTTCTGATACCGAATTTAAGTGATTGAATTTTCTACATGCAACTAATCCACTTCGAGAATCATTCCAACACCCACGCAACTCGCGAATAGCCCACCAGCGGCGCAGCTGATGCAACATGGCGACAATGCCAAAAACGTTAGTGCCGTAGATTTTTTTAGCTTCACTGCGCATCACGCTGTCACCTCTCTCGCTGCTTGCTCTGCTGCCTGTTGCCAAATACCTTTCCATGCAGAACGCCCGGCAAATTCATTAAGGCGACCTAAACCGCTTCTGCTAGCCATTTCTTTGGCAATTTCTTGGATTCTGTTAGCTGGCTTCCAGCCCGTTGAGAAAATTTGAGTGAATACAGTGTCACGCTCAACAGTGTCGATACTCACAGCTACCTCACCCGGCTTTAGCCACTTTCCGTTAGCACATACAGGACGCCCAGCTTCATGCCATTTCTGAGCCTTTTCGAAATACTCCATGCAGTTCTCAGGGCTAAATAATGTTTTTGGTCGCAGGTAATCACTCATTTTTGAGTCATTCATCCACTTAGCCGTGATGTAGTCAGTCACAAGGATTAAATCATCTGAGGTGTAATTTTCAGCTAGACGGGCTCTGATATGGCCCATAGTAGTTTTGCCATCGCGATAGCTTGAATTAGTGACTTTGTTGAAATGTTCTAAAACAATTTGTGCGTGGTCGGGCTCAGCATGAGCCGGACAAAAAGAGTTACTCTCTGTTGTAATCTCTTGAGTATTCTCTGTAGTACTCTCTGTAAGATGAGGGCAATTTGACCCGTTCGATGAGGTCATTTTGGTAGTGTTCGAGCGTTTCATTTTGCGCTTATCGATAAGGTCATTTTGACCTGTTCGAGAGGCTTCGGCTGAACTGTTCGATGAGTTCAATTTGACCTCATCGGATAACAACGCATGCTCATAATTTATAGAGTAATAATTAGTACGGTCATGCGTGCGCTTATTAATTTGCTCAATATTTAATACGCCTAATTTCTTTAAATTATTAAATGCACGTTTAATTGTGGATTCAGAAAAATACGGGAACTGTTCACGCCATTCTTCAATAGTGTTATAGACCCAGCGCCTACCATCATGATCAACACCTGACGAGGTTTCAGATAGCCAATATTGAACTTGCTGAAGCAATAGAGCCTCATTCAAGCCCAAACGTACCGCCAGCTCTGGTATAACGATTTGAGGGCGTGTTTTAAGTAGTAACAGGCTGCTCATTCCATCACCCTTGTGAATTCATCTTTAAATTTGTACAAAGGGGCGAAGCACTCATGCTCATAGCCATCGCGCAGGTATATGACCCACTGCTTTTCTCGGTCATAACGAACAACACGCACGGGTATGCCGCGCTTGTCGAGATAAATGCGATTGAGATTATTGCTGTCTTCATTGGACACGGCCCCCTCTCCTATGAGCAGAGTTGAAATCACCTACCAACCACTCAACAAACTTGTAGTTGGTTTCTTGGTAACCATTTGATAATTTAATCTCATAGACGAAACGGTTACCGCGCATTGAAGCTCGTACTTGCGGGCGACTCGTTAAATTTGCTAAGCTACTCATGCTAATTACTCCACAAATGTTTTTAGCGACCCCGACGCCTCGGACCGCATATCTGGGGCGTCAACCTTTCTAGCTATGCTCATCATTTCCCAACCCCATATACCGTTTCTAGTGAGTTAACAAAACCAATCTCATAGGCATTAACTTTCCCCTGTTTGCGTCTGATTGCAGTGATTTCATCAAGAGTTAACTTCCCATCAGAAATGCATTCCTCGATAAAAATATTTAAATCACCCTGCATCGCATTTAATTTCATGCGGATATCAAATAACTCAACCTTATCAAGTTGCTCAGCTTCAACTTTCGGTGCTGGTACCATCCCATGACGATTCATGTGGTATTCCACCAGCAACTTAGTACCTGATAGCTCTTCCATTGCTTCAAGCTCATCGTTTTCAAAAAAACGACAGCCGTTCTTCTCATACAGCTTGTTGTTGAACGTTGTTTCAGAAATACCCAAAGCACCCGCCATCGCTGAACGACCACCCGGGAATGCCTTACACATCTCTTTCACAACTTCTTTTAGTGTTTGTTTGCACATATCTACAATTCCGTTGTTTTGTTTGTAGTTAACTCTGTTAGTTGGTTTTGTTATTGTTTGCCTGTTCCAATTAATTCATAAAGGTCTGGTCTTATTTCATGAGGTAAGACTGCATTGTTGGTAGCTTTCACAATAGACATAACCAATCTTGCATCTACACCGCCACCATGAAGCCATCGCCAAACCGTCAGCTGGCTCACACCACACAGGTCAGCTAATTTTTTTTGCCCCCCAGCAATATCAATTGCTTTTTGAATTGCTTTGTTTTTCATTTTTTAACCCTTTTAGTATTTTCGTGAGATAAATAATAGCAATGAGTATTAATTTATACAATAGCAATGAGAATTTGATTTTTAATACGCATGACTATAAATTAGCATTCATGAAAACGACACTGTCTGAACGCCTCCAAGAGGCTATGAAATATAGGGGTAACATGACGCAAGGTGCTTTAGCTGAAGCATCGGGTGTTGCTCAGCCCACAATCTGGCGCTTAGTGAATGGAAAAGCTAAAGGATCGGTAAAATTAGTTGATATAGCTAATGCTCTTGGCGTGAATGTTGATTGGCTGGCAAATGGCATCGGCGAAATGGAAGGCCCTAATAGCGAACAAAAGTTTAGACTAGATAAATCTCTTAACATTTCAGTTTGGGATGAGTCTGGCGAAACTGATGATTTCGTCATATCCCCTATGGGTAAGCCATTACCATCTTATCGTGCGTATGTACTGAGCCGTAATACTGGGTGCGCTGAGGCACCGAACGGAAGTATTGCTATCGTAGATACTGAGATAACACCAGGAACGGGGGATCTGGTTATAGCACAGGTTAACAATTCTATTTCTGTATATAAATTTTTAGATGGCGGTAGTCACGGCTTCCTATCAGTTGATGATAACAGAGTGCCATTAATTGAGTTATCCTCTGCACAATTTATCGGTGTTGTCGTCTTTCTTGTTCGTGATTTCAGAAGGTAGCTTGTTCTTTCTTTTTGACTAACAAGCACCTCTCTATACTCACCAGCTCCATTCCTCACCAAAACTATCACCATCGTCTCATTCCTCTCGAATATAACATTATAGCTTTTGGTTGCTCACTGTATATTTATACAGTAAATTGTTTTATACTTTATATTCTCAGGTAAAATTTGCAAGAATTATTCTATGTTAATTCTAATACCCTTTCGTATTTTATTGAAAATGAAAAAAATAACCCCTTAGATTTCATTACCATACACATCACACCAAAATATATATAATATACCTATTGCTATATTTAATACTCATTGCTATATTCACCTTGTCAATACAAACGACTAGGTGGGTACAATGCAAACCAATTCAAATGAACCAATCGTAACCTTTAGCGTGCCAATGTCGCAGGAAGATGCACAGGCATGGATCCTTCAAAAGGCCGCTGAATTTAAAACGCTAGATTCGCTTAAGGCTAAACAGGCTCTGTACGAGCAAGAAAAAGAAGATCTGCAGCGCAAGATCGAAAAGCTCGATGATGAAATTTTCGAGCAGACCGAACGCTGTAAAGTCACTATTAGTGCTTAACTGAATTTTGTTGTATGGGTACAGCAAAACCACCGCCACCTGAGGTGGTTAAATAATCAGGTGCTATTTTTAACTTTGTGGAGTAACTGGTATGTGTGAAGTAACTAGCGAGCCTAAGGCAATAAGAATCTACTCGGTTGTTTTCCATGAAAATGCATTTACGCTATCAACCGACGATCATGATGATTTTTGGCTTGAACTTCACCCGACTGTCGGTTGGGTTAAATTTAAAAAATTACGTAATGAAGATGAGTTTACTAAGAATGGAGCACTGTTTGTAGCCACTGAACTGCGTTCGGGATCTGATTCAGCCCCTTACCCAGTATTTCAAGCACGATGTGTTTTGTGGCGTCAGCGGGAAGCCCTTCTAAGCGCTGCAAATACCCTTTCTTTTCTTCTGGGTCGGTAATGTTTTGATTAATAAACTCACGAATTGCGGTTAATGTTTCATCATGCAATTTAACGGTAATAAGCTTTAATGGTGCGGATATACTGCCATCCTTACGTAAGAGATTGACAGTATCATTGGTTGCTTTAATTAAGTTAATGGCAGGATGTAAGCCAGCCAAAACATCTACGGTACCACCAGTTATTAGGCCTTCTTCTTGTAGATAGACAATGTTGGCAAGTAATTTTTTCGTACCATTTTCTTGTAGATCAGGTGGAATATTTTCACTCTGTATTGTTAACGGGTAATCATTTAATGCTAACTCTAAAATTTTAAATTGTAAGTCTCTATCGAAATTAGACATTTTAAATTCTCTTGGTTGTGTAGGGCTTCCAAGAATACCACAGCCGCCTGATGTGGCTAAGTTAGTTCAGGCTCTCATTATCATCTCTATTGGTGTTTTAGTTATTGATAATTTTTGGCGGTGCCATGCCGCCTATTTTTCTAAATATAAATAAGACCATTGGCATCAGTCCATACGGGTAAATATGTACTTAATTACTGCCAGTGGTCTTATTTATATTGTGGCTAAAATATACTTAATCTATATGCGGCAGAATGTGGAGGTAATTATGCAAATGCTAACTTTGGAGGAATGGGCGAGCGAACGTTATAGAAGTCGCCCTCCTCGACTGGGGACATTACAACGCTATGCTAGGAGTGGCTTGTTCTATCCACCAGCACAAAAAGAAGGTGGTATTTGGCGCGTGAGAGAAGATGCCGACTTAGTCGGTAATTTGACATCACCGGTTATCAATAAGAGTGATAACCCAAAATTACAAAGGATTTTAAACGATGGCTGCCCGTCCACGTAAAAATAACGTCAACATCCCTAATCTCTATCCACTATTTAGCAGAAAAGCTAACAAGGTTTATTGGCGTTATCGCCACCCTATAACTGGCAAATATCATGCACTCGGTGACAATGAGGCTGAAGCCCTTGAAATTGCTATTGAAGCTAATAACCGATTAGCGGAACAACGCAGCCGTCAAGTCATGGCGATCAGCGATAGAGTAGCAAGAATTAAAGGTAAAGAGATCACCGTAAACACTTGGCTAGATCGCTACTGGGTAATACAAGAAGAGCGCCTTGCTGACGGTGATATAAAACAAAACACATATAAGCAAAAAAGAAAACCTGTAGACCTAATGCGCCACTCTCTCGCAATGAAGCCTTTGCCAGCAGTTGATGCGAGAGATATCGCATCAATACTCGATGAATATAAATCTAATGGCCAACATCGCATGGCACAAGTTATTCGATCCGTATTAATTGATGTGTTTAAAGAGGCACAACATGCTGGTGAAGTTCCACCAGGGTATAACCCTGCACTCGCCACTAAGCAGCCAAAACGACGGATCACCCGCCAGCGCTTAAACTTGGAAGAATGGCAAAAAATATTTGATATTGCAGATAAACAACATAAGTATTTAGGTAATGCGATGCTATTAGCGGTAATTACCGGACAACGACTTGGCGATATTTCAGCAATGAAGTTTAGCGATATTTGGGATGACCATTTGCATATCACACAAGAAAAGACCGGGAGTAAATTAGCTATTCCATTAGCGCTAAAATCTGATGCATTAAATATGTCATTGAGAGAAGTTATTTCAAGATGTCGTGACCGCGTTGTCAGTCAGTATCTGATCCATTATTTCCATACAACTTCTCAAGCAAATCGCGGTGAGCAAGTCACAGCAAATACAATAACAACAAATTTTAAAAAGGCGCGAAATAAAACTGATATTGATTGGGGTGAAGGAACGCCAGCTTCATTTCATGAACAGCGCTCTTTATCTGAAAGGCTCTATCGCGAGCAAGGGATAAACACTAAAGATTTGTTGGGCCATAAAAACCAACAGCAAACCGATAGGTATAATGATGACCGGGGTAAGAATTGGGTGAAAGTAGTTATTTAA